AAATGATCGATCGTTTTTCCTTTCCACACCGTTTGCACGTTATTGAGTGGTGGTATGGCCCGCAATCGAGACGCGGCCTATGGCAGTTGGATTAAGAAAAATATATGGACTATCCCAAAACACTGTTTAAATCGAGGTTGGTAATTGTAAAGGATCTTGGCCTTACTTTGTCGGTTATATTCCCGTGGAAAGACGGTAATCCAAGACATTACTTTGCCAAAACGCGTGAGGATCTTATTGCGGCATATGGCCGAGTACCCGCAGGAATCACTATCGACAGGTACGGCTTGCGTTGGTATCACTGGCCCAAGGTGTGCGCTGTCCTATTTAGGGTTTTGATATTTTGATATTTAATCAATATATGGCTAGTGGAGGAAAAAGACCCGGATCGGGCAGAAAACCAAAAAGTAAGAATAAAACGACTCTCGAGAGAGATGCGGTGCTTAAGGAGTTTAGGCAACGCGTGATGCGTAAAGTAGATCTACTGCAGGATTCGCAGTTTTCTCTTGCGCGTGGGCTTCAATATCTCTACAAGATCGAGAAAAAGAAGATTGTTGGCCCGCGTGGTGGCGTAAGTTATCAGGCACAAAAGCCGGTACTCGTTACCGATCCCGAGGAGATACGCATGTATATCGAGGGAGAGCTTGAGGAGGGCGATGCAGACGATATAAACGATCCAGCAGCAACGTATTACTTCATCACTACCAAAGACCCGGACAATAAAGCTATCGACTCGTTGCTTGATCGTACGTTTGGCAAGAGTGTAAACACAATAGCAGGGCCGGACGGTGGGCCGCTCGAGGTTACGGTAATCAAATATGCACAAAAGAAACCCCCAACAAAAAAATAGCGACCCCGTACTATCGCCAATACAGATGAAGCGCACCCCGGGCCCGGGCGTTATCAAAGTGCGTATTGGCATGAAAGTAAACCTACGCTTTCTCGGTATGATGTTCCGGCTCTTTCTACAGCGCCGGGAGTTTGTGCAGGAGATCGAGTTGCGCGAGCAGAAGATCCATTTAAACCATGAATAGTTATTACGATATACTCGGTGTGCCTTATGGCGCTACAAAAGATGAGATAAAGCGAGCGTTCCACAAGCTCGCACATATCCACCACCCGGACAAAGGAGGCGACGGGGAGAAGTTTAAACAGATCTCCAATGCCTATGCGCAACTCTCTAAGAGCGCCCCAGAGAAGCGATACGAGGATCCGGCACCAAAGGAGGATCGCTACGCGTATAAGACCTCATACGGCTTTAAGCGCTCTACCTCTTGGACTATTAACGATTTCGATAACCTCTTTAGGCAGTATAAAAAGCAAATGGATGATCTCGAGCGTCAGCAAAAGGAAACGGAGGAGGCACTACGTAAACAATTTCACCGGCCTTGGGGCAACGATTACATGATGTAGTTATGGCAGGGATCACTTTACCGTACAAATACGAGCCGCGAGAGTATCAACTCGAGCACCTATGGATACCTTTCGACGAGGGGTTTACCCGCATTATCCAAGTGTGGCATCGCCGCTCGGGTAAAGATAAGACCGATCTCAACCTTATTGCCCGGGAGATGAAAGAGAACGTCGGCAACTACTACTACCTCTTTCCCACGTACTCGCAGGGCAAGAAAGCGATATGGGAGGGTAGAGGCAAAGACGGTGTGGCATATCTCGATCACTTTCCAAAGGAGCTTGTGGCCTCAATCAACAACTCCGAGATGCAAGTTAAGTACAAAAACGGCTCGCTATTTCAAATAATCGGTGTCGAAGATCCCGATAAGGTGGTGGGTACTAATCCGAGAGGCATTGTTTTCTCCGAGTATTCTCTCCAAAACCCTAAAGCATGGGATCTACTGCGCCCGATTCTTGCAGAAAACGGCGGGTGGGCGATCTTCAACTACACCCCTCGCGGCCGCAATCATGGCTATAAGCTCGTTGAAATGGCAAAGAAGAACCCTAGGTGGTACGTATCAATCCTCACGGTAAACGATACTGACGTGCTTACCGAGGAGGATATCGAGGAGGAGCGTCTCTCCGGCATGGACGAGGACATGATCCAACAGGAGTATTATTGCTCTTTCGTTGCCGCTATTCAGGGATCGGTGTATTGGAAGCAGATCGAGGAGGCCCAACAAAACGGGCAATTTAGAGAAGTGCCATACGATCCAAAGCTCTTGGTGCATACCGTGTGGGATCTCGGTAAGAACGACACCAATGTTATCGGCTTCTACCAAAATGCAGGGACATCAGTGCGCAAGATCCGCACTCTATCCGGCTCCAAAAAGGGTTTGCTCGAGTGGATCAAAGAGGTTAAGGATCTACCGTACGTGTATGGCAAACACTTTGCGCCGCACGATATCGAGGTAAGCGATTATACGCTCAATGGCGAGCAGTCGCGTAAGGATCTCGCTAAAGAGCATGGCCTCGATTTTGAGGTGATTCCCAACGTTTCTATCGAGGAGGGTATCGATGCAGGCCGCCGCTTCTTTAAGCGCCTATACGTCGATAACACGCACAACGAGGAGTGGATCGAGGCGATCCCGCAGTATGCCTATAAGTACGATGAGGAGCGCAAGATATTCCTCAAGGTGCCAAACCACGATTGGACGTCGCACTTTGCCGACGAGCACCGCTACGCCGCACTGGTGTACGACAAAATGACTAACGAGCACGAGACGGTAATCAAGCAAGAGATCGCCGTTAACCGCGAGCGCAAGATCCAAGAGGCCCGCCGCGATAGTGGGTTATAGCTGTCCCCAAGGAGTTTTTGCGAATCGATCGAGAATAAGCATATGGGCTCGATTGGTTCGACGAGTAAAGCTCTTTGAGATAGCGCGAGGCAGGGTGGCGACCTACGCCAAAAAGATACACGGCAAAAACCTTGTACAGAGTCCTTACTTTCCGTTTGGACTTGGGCTACCCGTTCAATACGCGTAACCCCGATCGCCCGGACGTCGCCGCAAGCCGGATCGATCGTCATATTGCGGCACTTGTTTTCTTTGCCATAGGCCCCCTATAGCGGCACCAACCGCACCTCTCACTCGAGAGTTAAAACCGGGCCCGGATCCTTCCGTCAGTGGGTATACCTCGTAACAAACGCTTCTTAAATCTTTGTTCGCACGCGGGTTCGATTCCCGCCGAGTCCACTATGTTGTCCCCACGCTCTTTTTGCGCGGCACTTTACGATTAAGTAAATATCTATGGGAATCAACAACGCCTCAAAGGGGCTTGCACGCCAAATGGAGAGTGAGATACAGCAGTATCTTACCGAGGTTGTCGACGACGGCAACGGGCATACTTTTTCAACATTCAAAATAATTAAGCGTATCCACTTGTTCGAGAATCACGTTTACCCTAACGGCAAGTTTGACTCACAGGGCAACTATAAATATTGGTTTGATATTCAATCGCCACGCATCGACGCAGAGGTTAAGAACGTCGACTTTGATACCAAGGATCCGTTTATATACTCCGACCGCAAAAACGACGATCTCGGGTGCGTTATCTGCAACATCGCTTTGCGCGAGTATCTCAAGAACACCGGCCAAGCAGAGGAGATTAACAGCGCTATCGAGGAGGGCTCCGGGTGGGGCAACGTCGTATGGAAGCGCATTAAGGGCAGTTACGAGCGCGTCGACTTGCGCAATTTTTATGTAATCAATCAGACCGCACGCTCGCTTAACCAAACTCCGGCTATCGAGCGCCACCAACTCACCGCATCGGAGATCCGCGATAAAGGCGAGGTGTGGGAGAACGTCGACTATGTGCTCGAGGGATGCAAGAACAAGACCTACAAAACCGACATTGGCTCGCAAGAGCAGGATACTACCGTGCCGTATTACGAAATGTTCGAGCGCCACGGCGAGGTATGTGTAGCAGATCTCAAAGAGTGGCAGGGAGAGCGACCGGGGCCCAAGGATCACGAGAAATACGTCTTTGCTCGCGTTATTGGTGCAGGCACCAAGGGATCTAACGCCGGTGTCGAGATAAAGTACATCGTCTTTGCCGAGGAGCTTACGGGCAAAACCATGTCCGATATCTTCAAGGAATATCACCGTGGCCGCTACAAGGGCCGTTGGTGGAGAGAGGGCTTGTACGAGCTTCTTTTCGATCTCCAAGTACGCGCTAACGCTATCGGCAATCAGATCGCGCAGGGCCTTGAGCTTGCCTCTAAACACATCTACAGCACCGAGGATAAGCTCATTGTGCAAAACGTGATGAGCGACCTAAAGAATGGCGACATCATCAAGGCGCGTGGTTTCCAACACGTCGAGGTACGCATGGCCGCGTTCGATCAGCTTATCGCCGATTGGAATCGCATCATTACGCTTGCAAATGATATTGCTAACTCACACGAGATCGTTACCGGCGAATCGAGCCCGGGCCAACCGTTCCGCATGGGTGCGCTCCTCGATACCAACGCAAACAAACTCTTTGATTTTCTCCGCGAGAAGTTTTCTATACCGTTTACTCAAATGTTCGACGAATGGATCGTGCCCGAGCTTATTAAAGACCTCAAGGCAAAAGATATCCTACGACTCACTGGCGACGTAGATATGCTCATGCGCTTTAACATCCTCATTGTCGAGGATTGGTATCGCCGCAACCTCTTGGCACTCCCGCCGCACTCTCCCGAGCAAGCGCAGATGATAAAGCAAGCAAAACTCCAAGAGCTTATGTCGCGCCCACAGGCACGCGTTAAGGGGCTTAAGGCGTTGCTTGCGGACTTTAAACCTCATGCTCGCGTCGTTATCTCCGGGGAAAATAACCGCGTTGATATCGACCTACAGACATACGCGTCATTTGCTCAACTCGAGGCCGACCCGGTACGTCGCTCGGCAATTATCGAGTTGATGATGAAGAAAAAGGGTATCGACGTCGGCTCGTTACCTAAATCAGATCCGGGGTTTGCGCCGATCCCTGCACCCGTCGGAGCAGGACAGTAATAGTTATTTAGTAATCACTTTATCATATGGCAAATAAAGATATGGGCTTTTTTAAAAACGCGGGGCTCGTTAATGCGGGGAAGATCGTCAAAACCGCAACCGACGCAGTATCCCGGGTGGTGCCTCAAACACCTCTGGCCGCAAGTGATTATCAGAAAGCAGGGATACGTATGCCTGCTATGCCTAATGCACCGCAAATGCCCGCAATGCCGGATATCAAAGCGAAAGTAGGGGAAGCAATGACTAAGGCACGTACGGCCGCTAATAACGCGACACAGCGCGTGAGAGGTGCAATGCCAAATCGTATGCCTCGCACTCCTCGTACAACGCGTGTATCGCGCGGCGACGGTACGTTTTATCAGGGCTAACCATGCGTAAAGACGCAAGCATCAGAGATTGGAGTCGGATGCACGAGGAGCTTACCGACCCCGAGAAACAAGAGGAGGCACGGCAAAAGGCAGAGAGGCAGAAACGTATAGAAGATAAAAAAAGAGATACAGGATATGAATAACACCACCGAAGAAGTAGTAAGCATCGTAAGTCAGTCGCCTATAGAGGCAAGCGCAACCCCCGATCCAACGACACCGGCCGGGGTGCTTGTGTTGAAATTGCAGGAATTGGGGCAGATCACCAAAGAGATTACCGCATTTGCACGCAAGCTCTCGAAGCGAGAGAAAGCCGAGGTCGATCGACTCGAGGGAGAGATGCAAGAGCGCATCCAAACGCTGTTGCTTGGTTCCCGCGTTGCAGAGGCAGAGATCAAACTCGAAACCATGCGGCAAGTGCGCGATATCGTTAGCAGTAAAAAATAGGTATGGCTACCACCAAAAAGACCGTTGAGATCTACATACAGATCCGCAAAGGTGCGACTGGCAAGACGCGCGACACTGTGCAACATACGGCAACAAGCAAAGAGGAGGCAATAGAGTTTATTAAGAAACACTCATAATATGGCTAAGAATAAGGATAAAAAAGCAGAGCAGAAAGTAGAGGAGCAAAAGGGCCCACGCCAATTTAACCAAGACGAGGTGCTCGAGCTTCAAGAGTTGCATCGCTTCTCACAGGGTTTTTCTTTTATCGCTAAACAGATCCAAGGTAATACCGCGCTAGTGCCTAACGGTAAGGATGCAGGCGCTATGTTCGAGGCAATCGGCCGCCTCTTGGCAAACACCAAGCAACACTGGATCGAGCAGAAACTCCGTGAGTGTGGCTATAGCCCGGATGAAAAGGTGTCAATCGATCTCCGATCCGGCGCTATTATCCCCGAGGCAACCATACAGCAGGCAATGGCAAAGGCCATAAAGAAATAGCTATGGATCCCAAACTCGCAAAGCGTCTCTCTGAAATCCCCGAGGTACAGCAGTTTATTAAATGGATCGACGGGGAAGCGGCAAAGCTCGATCGTTCAAGTGATATCGAAAGCGACGTGCCGGAGATTGTCGCGGTAGAAGTTAAAGCCCGCAAGCTCGCACACGCAAAGATTATGGATCTTATCGAGCCGATCGTTAATTCGCAGGCAACTCCCGAGAGGCCGGTATCAAAAGATTATGCCGTCGATGTAGACGAGCCCCAAAAATAAAGTTGTCCCCACCCGCTTTTGGCGGGTGGCTTTACGATAAAACATATAAATTAAAAGTTTCTTAATCACCAATTCACGTATGGCAAAGCCAACACGCGCAGAAGTAGTAGAGGCACTCGAGAAAGCAGGAGTGCAATTTGATGCGGAGGCCACTCTCAAAGACCTCATGCCTCTTTATGAAAAACTCCCCGCAGAAAACACCGGCAACAGCAATGATGCCGACGAGGAGGATGCAAAAGACAGCAAGGGCATTGCAACGGTTTACAGCAAGCACGGGCAACCGGCTCGCTCATAC